ATGATAACTTCCCTCGTTATGCCAAGATTCTTCTGCAAACGGTGAAAGATAGGTTCCCGACTGTGAATGTGATTAACTTCCGCATCACTCCTGGACGTGATTTCGCAATGTGTCATCGTTGGTATGGAACTGGCGTAGAGAACTATGAAAAAGTCAAGGGTGAGTTCCGTAAGCAAGGTTGTGTTCAATTCCAAGACACTGGATTTGACCAATTCAATGTGATTGCTGCCAATTCTCTTGCACAAGATGAGGAGTTTTCTGTTCCTGAGAATGCAACAAAAGCACAAATCAAGAGCAGTTTTTCTAAAATGTTGGGCAAAAAGAAAACAAATAAAAAACTTCTTTCCAATTTCATCACCACCATTGCATAATTTCTATGAATTATTATACCTATGCTTACTTGAGAGAGGATGGCACCCCTTACTACATCGGTAAGGGTAGTGGAACCAGAATATATCAAAAAAGTGGAAGAATAGTTAAACCCCCAAAAGATAAATCAAGAATAATTTTTTTAAAAAAAAATCTAACCGAAGGGGAAGCATTTAGTCACGAAGTCTATATGATTTCAGTATTTGGAAGAAAAGATATTGGAACGGGAATTCTTCGCAATAAAACTGATGGTGGTGATGGAGTTTCTGGTTTGTGTGAAGAGACCAGAATAAGGATGAGTGAAATAAATAAAGGTCAGAACAACCCTATGTATGGGAAAAAAATCTCTGAAGAACATAAAAGAAAAATAAGTGAATTTAATAAATCTAGAATTGTTTCTGGAGAAACAAGAAAAAAATTACGTGAGATAAATCTAGGTAAAATATGTTCTGAAGAAACTAAAAGAAAAATAAGTGAATCAAAGAAAGGAAAAACACTTTCTGAAGAAGTTAAAGCAAAACTACGTGCGGCAAATAAAGGTAAATTACTTTCTGAGGAAACTAGAAAAAAACTAAGTGAAGCACATAAAGGAAAAGTTCTTTCAGAAGAAACTAAAAGAAAATTAAGTGAATTAAATAGGGGGAAAACACTTTCTGAAGAAACTAAAAGAAAGATGAGTGAATCACGCAAAGGTAAAAATAATCATAATTATGGAAAAACATTTTCCGAAGAACATAGAAAAAAACTAAGTGAAGCAGCAAAGAACAGAAAACCACCATCTGAAGAAACAAAAAAGAAATTAAGTGAAGCAAATAAAGGAAGAAAAAAATCTCCTCTTTCGGAAGAACACAGAAAAAAAATAGGTGAAGCATTTAAAGGTAGAAAGTGGTGGTATAATCCTATTACTGGGAAAACCAAGTTATCTGCAGAATCTCCTGGAAGTGATTGGGTTTTGGGTAGAAGTAAAACTCCATAGACACCTGGGGGAGTATTAAATACTCCCCTTTTTTATAAATAACTAAAAAGTATTTGTAAAATGGACTCTAAAGACATTCGCAATCTTCAAGAAGCATATATGGAAGTATATCAAGAACTTGATGAAGCAGAAGGTTCCTATGGACAAACTCCAAAAGCAAGAGCAGCAATGGGAAAAGTTGCTATTGCGAGACGTGAGAAACCTGCAAGTGAGTATTCGCAGAAAGGTGAGAAGACCAGGAAAGTAAAAGAAATCGAAAAGCATACTCGCAGAATGGATGATGGTCCTGATGTAGGAAATCGTGGTAAGAGATCCACCTCTCCTAGATGGTCTGGTTATCTGGGAGCAACTGGTAGAGGTAAAATGAATCAAGATGCCAGAGATTATGCAAGAGAAAGAGATGTAGAATATAGTGCTGGTGAGAATAAGCCTGGTTCTGGCACAGTAACCAAGAATCCCAAGAAACTCCGTAAGCAAAGGGCAATGGGAGAACTTGGAGAAGGATATGATATTTACGACATTATCCTTTCACACTTACTTGATGAAGGATATGCTGAAACACCAGAATCAGCAGAAGTCATTATGGTAAATATGAGTGAAGAGTGGAGAGAGAATATTATGGAAAGGGAATATGGACCTGATGAAAAACTACCAGGAAGTGGTAGAACTCCAAAACAAAAATATAGAGCAAAACGTGGAAGGTTTATGAAATCAAAAAAACCTTCCCAAAATGAAACTGGAAGACAAAGAGCACAAAGAATGGCTCAAAATTATTATATTGGCACAACAAAACAACAATATGATAATTTTGGAATAGGAAATTGATACTTGTAATCTCAATAAACGGCATTTATTGGGAATTTAACTAAACCCACTTCCCAAACCGTCCCAAGGTGCTCCAGAGGCACCTTTTTTTGTGCTATGATTACGGAGTAATCAAACAAACCGATGCCTACCAAATCTAACATTATGATCGACCAAGCAATCTCCATTCTGAAAGAAAAGTTTGGCACCGAGTTTGGTGTCGATGCAGTCAAAGAAGTTGCAAATGAAATTGGCACTTCGTATGCGACCCTTTCCAAATACTTGAATCAGTATAAAGTGGGTCGTGGTAAATGGAATCTGGAGGCAACCGTGCAAGAACTTGAAGAAACCTACAACTCCCCTGCTGTAGAGGGAACTGATACGGTTTCTGGTGTGGCAACTATGAATTCTGTCGTGCAAAATCTTATTCCCAACAAAGATGCTACCTTCGTCAGCTTTGGTAATTTTTCGGATATTAAAAAGGTTATTCAGTCTGGTCTATTCTATCCTGCTTTCATCACTGGTCTTTCTGGTAATGGAAAAACTTTCGGTGTGGAACAGTCTTGTGCCCAACTTGGTCGGGAACTGATTCGTGTGAACATCACCATCGAAACTGATGAGGATGACCTGATTGGTGGTTTCCGATTGGTGAATGGTGAAACCGTGTGGCATAATGGTCCTGTGGTAGAAGCAATGGAACGTGGTGCTATCCTTCTGCTGGATGAGGTTGACCTTGCTTCTAACAAGATTATGTGTCTGCAGTCTGTGCTTGAGGGTAAGGGTGTGTTCCTCAAGAAAATCGGTAAGCACGTTGTGCCCAAGGCAGGTTTCAATGTGATTGCAACTGCAAACACCAAGGGTAAGGGTTCTGATGACGGTCGGTTCATTGGTACGAATGTTCTTAACGAGGCATTCCTGGAACGATTCCCTATCACCTTTGAGCAGGAGTATCCTACTGTCAGTGTTGAGACTAAAATCTTGACTAAGGTAGCAGAATCACTTAATATTCCTATGATTGGTGAGCACACCGATTTCATCAAACACCTTTGCACCTGGTCTGAGATTATTCGTAAGACCTTCAACGATGGTGGCATTGATGAAGTTATCAGCACTCGTCGTCTGGTTCATATCATCAAGGCGTATTCTATCTTCGGTAAGAAGGACAAAGCAATCAAGGTTTGTCTGAATCGTTTTGATGATGAAACCAAAGCAACCTTTGTTGAGTTGTATGACAAGATTGATGCAGAGTTCAAAACTACTGAAGGTGAGTGTGTAACTTACGATCTTGACGCTCAGAAAGAAAACTGATATACTAAGGGGAGATAAAACTGTCTCCCTTTTTATTATGGATGAGTATCATTACGGAACAGAATTTATGTTCTCTATTAATTCAAACGATAAAATTGAAATTGAAAAAAAACCCGCGATTATGAAAGATCAAAATAATAATCATTTTTGGAAGTATAACGAAGATAAAATTCTTAAACAACTTGAAGAATATATTGCTGGAACTTATAGCCAGCATTATGTCGATCGTACCGGAGGTGGAACTGAACAAACCCTAGATAAGATCAAACACAATCGTCGTGAGGGTTTTTGTGCCGGTAATGTCACCAAGTATATTGACAGGTATGATACGAAAGGAACTCCTCGCGCTGATCTGTTTAAAGTTCTTCATTATACTATTCTCCTGATCAATCATCTCAATCTCATTGAAAATAAGTGATTATGAAACTATCTGATAAAACCTTAACTCTTCTTAAGAATTTTTCTTCAATTAATCAATCAATTCTTTTTAAAGAGGGAAATTCTCTAAAAACTATTTCTGTAATGAAGAACATTCTTGCAGAGGCAAAGATTGAAGAAGAAATCCCCAAAGATTTTGGCATCTATGATTTAAACCAGTTTTTGAATGGATTGAATCTTCATAAAAATGCAGAACTTGATTTTCAGAATGATAGTTATGTGGTTATTAAAGAAGGTAAATCTCGTTCCAAATATTTCTTTGCGGATCCTAATGTAATTGTTACTCCTCCAGATAAAGATATTGCTCTTCCTTCTGAAGATGTTTGTTTCCTTCTTGATACCAAAGAACTTGATAAATTGCTTAAGGCTTCTTCTGTTTATCAATTGCCTGACCTCTCTGTGGTTGGTGAAGCGGGCGTTGTAAAACTTGTTGTTAGGGATAAAAAGAATGATACTTCCAATGAATTTTCTGTAATTGTTGGAGAGACTAATGAGGTATTTACTTTTAACTTTAAGGTAGAAAATATCAAAATTATCCCCGGAAACTATGAGGTTGTAGTTTCTTCTAAACTTCTTTCTCGATTTAAAAATACTGGATTTGATGTTACATATTGGATCGCACTTGAACCAGACAGCACCTTTGGGTGATATACTACTAGTGAGTTGAGGAACCTACCATTAATATCTTTGTGACTTCTCCCTGGCCTGCAGAGAGCGCCATTTGCCTTCCCGACAAACACATCGTTAAGATGCCCCTAGAGTGCTGTCAGATGCTCTCTATCGTGGCTTCCGATAAGTGGGGTTATGGGTACGGCACTCTCCCCAAGGCAGATGGAACCCCTTACAGGACCGAGAAAGGAGCATTCCGCAATCATCCCTGCACCAAGTGGGCAATGGAGAGTATCCATAATGCCTACTGGTTAATTAAGTGGGGATTGAACTTGTCTGATGAATACTGCCTGCGGTATAATAAAACTCACTCTTGTTATAAAACTCTTGTGGAGGCATATTACTTGTTTCCAAAGGGTAAGATTACAGAGGTGACTCCATTTGCTCGTGCTATGCCTGAGGAATGGAAATTTGATAATACTATTGATACATTTGAGGCATACAAAAAGTATATCGCGTCCAAACCTTGGGTGAAGGATAACTATCTACGTATGCCCGAACGAAAACCTGATTGGATTTAATTATGAAAGTTTATGACTACCGAATTGTAGAAGACCTTAATTTAAAAACTTTGAAACCTCATTTTCTAATTCAATATTATCATCTTACTGAAAAAAAATATCATCTTTATTCAAATGATACATTTCAAACACTACAAGAAGCACAAGAAGCAATACGACTAATTAGGAAATACAAAGAACCTTTCTATTATTATGTGGAGTAATTATTCCAAACTACACCAAATGTCGTTTGGTTATAACTAATAATAGTTATTACTCTTCTAATGGAACTCAACGGAATTAGATACAAACAATCAAAAACTTATCCTGACATTTATGTAAGTGCTTGTGGTAAAATTCTAAATGTAAAACCTATTGGAAGAGTTGATAAAAGAGATGGTTATGTTGTAGTTCGTGAAAAACGACTTCATCAACTTGTGGTAGAATGTTGGGGAGAACCAAGACCAAAAGGTAAAGATTGGTGTATAGACCATATTGATGAGAATAAAACCAACAACAAAGTTGAAAACTTAAGATGGTTGCCTCGTTCAGAAAACACAAGAAGGTCTCAAATTGGAAAATCAAATCCAAGAAAAGCAGTTGTTCAAATGGAGAGTGAAGTAAAGAAAGAAATTGTTAATCTTTCCAATCAGGGATTGTCGCAAAGACAGATTGCTGATATTATGGGAAAAAGTCAAAGAAGTATTTGGAATGTATTGAATGGAGTTTATTGATGAGTGACAATTTTTTGTGGGTGGAAAAGTGGAGACCAAAAAAGGTAGAGGATTGTATCCTTCCCGAGGACACTAAAAAAACCTTTTTGGATTTTATTGAAAAGGGAGAAATTCCTAACCTTCTTCTTTCTGGTCCTCCTGGTATTGGAAAAACTACTATTGCGAAAGCACTATGCGAACAACTTGGTGCGGATTATTATGTAATTAACGGGTCTGATGAGGGGCGTTTCTTGGATACTGTCAGAAATCAAGCAAAGAACTTTGCTTCGACAGTATCACTTCAAGGAAATGGTAGGCACAAAGTCATTATTGTGGATGAGAGTGACAACACAACCTCGGATGTTCAACTCCTACTACGGGCGAATATTGAGGCATTTTATAGCAACTGCAGATTTATCTTCACCTGCAACTACAAGAACAAAATTATTGAACCTCTTCACTCACGATGTGCAGTCATCGACTTCGCAATCAAAGGAAAGCAAAAGGCACAACTCGCAGGAGCATTCTTCAAACGTCTCCAGACGATTCTGGATCAAGAAAAAATTGAGTATGATCAAAAAGTCCTTGCAGAACTTGTATCAAAGCACTTTCCTGATTTCCGGCGTGTTCTCAACGAATGTCAAAGATATTCTACAGGAGGAAAAATCGACGCAGGCATTCTTGCATCTTTCTCAGACATCTCTGTAAATGAACTTGTTAAATCTCTCAAAGACAAAAACTTTACAGAAGTTCGTAAGTGGGTGGTCTCCAACCTTGACAACGATGCTTCTGTTTTACTTCGCAGGGTTTATGACGCCTGTTATGATTGCCTTACACCCCAATCTATCCCTGCTGCCGTTCTTGTTATTGCTAAGTATCAATACCAATGTTGTTTTGTGGTTGATCAAGAAATTAACCTCCTAGCAGCATTAACTGAACTTATGTGTGAGGTTGAGTTTAAATGACGCAAAAATCGTTAAAAACTTGTTTGAGATATCCTGGCGGCAAATCCCGTGCTTGTGAAAAGATGGGACCTTATTTTCCAGATCTTCGCAACTATGATGAGTTTCGAGAACCATTCCTTGGTGGTGGAAGTGTTGCTATTTATATTACCAAGAAATATCCTTACCTGGATATTTGGGTAAATGATCTATATGAACCTCTTGTAAATTTCTGGCAACAACTCCAGATGTTTGGGAATGATCTCAAGAATGAGTTGGTTGATTGTAAACTTGCTTACAATACTCCAGAACTTGCCAAAGAACTTTTTTTAAAATCAAAGGAGAATATCAATGATGAGTCTGAAACGAACTTTAATCGTGCTGTCGCTTTCTATATTGTTAACAAATGCTCTTTTAGTGGTCTTACCGAAAGTTCATCTTTTTCAGGGCAAGCAAGTAACTCCAACTTTTCCTTGCGAGGAATTGAAAAATTGCCAGAGTATTCCAAGTTAATTGCTAATTGGCGTATAACTAACTATTCATACGATTATCTGATGGATGGGAACAAAGGTGCTTTTATGTATCTCGATCCTCCTTATGATATTAAGGATAATCTCTATGGGAACAAAGGATCAATGCACAAAAGATTTGATCACGATAAGTTTGCTGCTGATTGCGATACTAATAATATGGATCAATTGATCAGTTATAATTCTGATCAACTTGTGAAGGATCGTTTTAAGAACTGGAATGCTGCTGAGTTTGATTTAACTTATACGATGCGTTCTGTTGGTGAATATATGCGAGAACAAAAACAACGTAAAGAACTTTTGCTTTTTAATTATGGAATTGAAGGACTGGTTAAATTCGATCAATCAGACGAAGCAAAACCTAATTGACGAAGACCCTTCACTTGAAAAGGAGTATGCACCTTACATTATCAATCGTTGTCTTTCAGGGCAAGTTGATACAGTACTTTTTGCAAATGAAATGAATTTAAATCATCATCTTGATAAAGATATGCAATATTCATTTTATCTAAATAGTATCAGGAAAAGGAGGAGGTTTTCTCCCTGGATCCATAAGGATAAAGTCAAAGACTTAGAATGTGTAAAACAATACTATGGATATAGTAATGAAAAAGCATCTCAGGCATTGAAAATCCTAACAAAAGAACAACTTGCTTTCATTAAAAAACGACTTGATATTGGCGGAACAAAATGACTAACCAAACAATTGAACCTCAAGTAAATTGGTCTCCTAATATGATGGTGGAGGTCATTTTAAATGAACCAGACGACTTTTTAAAAGTTCGTGAAACTTTAACTAGAATTGGAGTAGCTTCTAGAAAAGAAAAAAAACTATATCAAAGTGCCCACATTCTTCATAAACAAGGTAGATATTTCATCACTCATTTTAAAGAGCTGTTTGCTTTGGATGGCAAACACGCAAATCTTACTGTAAATGATGTTCAACGTAGAAACCGTATTGTACGTCTTCTTTCTGATTGGGGACTTATTACAGTAGTTGATTCTGATAAAATTCTTGATATAGCACCTCTCAATCAAATTAAAGTTCTTTCCTATAAAGAAAAGGGAGAATGGGTTTTGGAGCAAAAGTATAATATAGGTAAAAAAGGAAAATCTGAAGATGTTGATTGAATTTAAATAACTTTTTATAAAAGTGAAAATACCGTAAAAAGAGGTTGGGTTTTTACTCTTCCTCTTTTTTTCGTATCTTGTATAATTAGTAATGGATGCCGTAAGGGTCCACAAAACACAAACTCGCTGTAAAGGAGCTACCATAATGACTAACCTCACAAGGTATACTGCTGCGGATCTTCCTGCTTTGATGGAAAGAATTAACCGCAATACTATTGGTATGGATGAATACTTTGATCGTATTTTTAAAATTCACGAAACAAATTCCAATTATCCACCATATAATCTTGTTCAAGTCAGTAATGTAGAATCACGCCTCGAACTTGCACTTGCTGGATTTAAAAAGAAAGAAGTTTATGTCTACACGCAAGATGGTAAACTTTTTGTTGAGGGTCAAAAAGAAGATAAAGAAACGGAGTCCAACTATATCCACAAGGGTTTAGCACAACGGAGTTTTAAGAGAGCGTGGACACTCTCTGATGATACGGAAGTACGATCAGTTGATTTTGAGGATGGGCTTTTGACTGTGACTCTTGGTACAATTGTTCCGGATCACCATAAGCGCAAAGATTATCTATAAATATAATTGAATATCGTCGGCGCTATGCCACGGGAGGTAACTGGCAAAATCCAGTTGACACCTCCTTTTTTTCTTGCTAAAATTATCCTAGGTGTTCCAAAAATTATGACTGTTAAATTATTGCTGGTTAAATCTGGAGAAGATATAATTTCAGATGTTTCTGAGATGGTAATAGGTGGAGAAGATGATAAAGAAGACTTCCGAAGAGTTGTTGGATATTATCTAGATAGTCCTTGTGTAGTTAAAATTATAAATCAATCATTTTCATCCCCAGATAATGATAAAAATCAAGGAGTTGAAGTTTCTTTGCATCCTTGGATTCCTCTTACTAGTGATAAAAAAATACCTATCCCAGCGGATTGGGTAATCACAATGGTTGAACCCGCATCCTCATTAAAAAAAATGTACTTAAGTAGTGTGAATAAAAATGGAAAAGATGATCAAAGTATTAGTATTGATGAACAATCAGTTTCTAATCAGTCAGATTGAAGAAGTTGGTGCTGATATTGGAGAACCTGATTGTAAGTTAATTAAACCATTCATTATCGATAATAATGAATTAAAAACTTTACAACCATTTTTGAGTGGTTATACTAAACAAGATACATTTATGATGAGTTCGGAT